TTCAAGACGCTAAACTCGAAGAAAAGAAAGCTGAAGTAACAGCTATTATCGAAGCAGGAACTTCTGGAGCAGAAACACTTGTTTCTGACCTAGAGAAACGCATTGATAGTCAATATTCTAACGTTGAGCAAGTTGTAGAAGGCCTAAAAGCTGAACTACAAGAAAAATCTGAAGAAATCCAACAAATCAGAGAATCTAAAAAGATTTTCGGTGAAAGGCTAAAAGGCGGAGGCCTTGACGCTTACACTAGCGATCTAGAAGATGCTTGGTTACTTGGTAAAGCTACTGGTAAAGGGCTTAATACTAAGTTTGGAATGGAAACTATGGAAAAAGTTAATACTCATTCGGGTATGGACGTTTCTTCCGCAGATTTTGAACAAACAGTTTCAACAAATATTGAAAGAGACATACAGAATGCATTAGTACTAGCACCTCTATTTAGAGAAATAGCTATGAATTCTGCAACTCAAATATTACCAATCCTACCAGACGCTGGCTATGCGGAGTTCACAACTAACGCACAAGCTTCAGGATCGGCACCTCATGGTAACTTAGACCCAAGAGGGGATGCTTACGATCCAGCAAATGGTGCAGGTATGGTAATGACTGAAAGGACACTTTCAACCAAAAAACTGATCTCTCAATCATACTTAGGTAACGAAACAGAAGAAGATGCAATCTTGCCTATTCTTCCATTACTTCGTGAATCTATGATAAGATCACACGCTCGAGGAATCGAGAATGCTGTTCTAGCTGGTGACGATGCCGATGGCGCATACGGTACTGGTGGAGCGGCTTTTGAAGGTTTATTGCACTTAGCAAGAAACGATTCAGATTATACTCAGACTACAACAGCCTTTGCTTCTGATTCTTTAACAGCGCTACAATTATTAGCAGCTAGAAAGAATATGGGCAAATATGGTATTAAGCCTGAGGACGTAGTATACGTTGTATCCCAATCAGGATACTTCCAACTACTAGAAGATGCTGAGTTCCAAGATGTCAACCTAGTGGGTGACGCAGCTACTAAACTTAGTGGTGAAATTGGTTCAGTATTCGGATCAAAAGTTATCGTATGTGATGAATTCGCAACAGCTGCAGTGAGTAAATTCCACGCAGTAGCGGTTTATCCTAGAAACTTTGTTATGCCAAGACTACGTGGAATGACAGTTGAGTCAGACTACGAAGTAGGCAACCAAAGAAGAGTACTAGTTGCTTCACAAAGAGTTGGTTTCATCGATCTAATTGATGGCGCTACTTCTAAGTGGGCTCTTATGTACAAAGCTTCTTAAATTAATTTACACCGCGCTATGCGGGTATGATGAAATATGCTGGGTGACTTGGGGGAGTAATAGCTCCTCCAAGTTTCACCTTTTCAAGGACACACAATGGCAAACTTAATCACTAGAGCACAATATAAGAATTACACAAAGATGGATCACAACAAGGACGATAGTAAGATCGATACCTTGGTGGAATCTATCAGTCAAATGGTTAAGACCTACTGTGGTCACTCAATAATCGACTACTATTCAGCTACCAAAACAGAGGTATTTGATGTAGAAGATTTACTAACATCGGAGGTTTTTGTCACAGAATCTCCACTCACTAGTGTTACTTCGGTTCAAGAAAGAAGTTCTATAGCTGATAGCTACGAAACTCTAACCGCCAATACGCATTACTATGTAGATACAGAACATGATCGTATTAGAAGGATAGATGGGAGCAGAGGTATTGACTACTGGCCCCAAGGGTTTGCTGCAGTTAAAGTCGTATACAACGCAGGGTACTCTGCCGTGCCAGCTGATTTAAAATTAGCAGTATTTGACTTAGTAACTTATTACTTAAAAGAAGAACATAAAACACAACGTTCAATCGCTGGAACCACCCTAAGAAATGAAGGTAGTACTTCAATCAGAAATGATATAGGTTTTCCAGATCACATCAAACGAGTACTCGACCTTTATAAAATTATAGATATAGTTTAATGGCTTGGGGTAATCTTGAAAAAGAAATGCAACAGTTTTTTAACTCTGTGTCAAACGGGGTTAGGGACGACATGGATAATCGATTTGTTCATTGGGTAGACATTAATTATAGAAGTGCAGCTACTGGGTTTCATAAAGCAGCAATACGAATTTCAGGCGATAGAGACTATCTACCAAATGGAAAACAAATATTTGTTAATATTATAAAAAAGATTTGCCAAGAGTGGGCTACAGGTAAGGGAGGCACTACTCCTGGGGATGTTTTTAGAACTGTAAAAATGATAAGAGGCCCTCAAGCAGGAATAACAAAACATATAGGAATTAGCAATGCAAAAGTAATAAAAGAAACAGCAGGTGCTGTTACTGTTCAAATAGCTGTTCCTGAAAAGTCAGGAGAAATAAAAACATCTACATTTTTAAAGAATTTTCGAAAAAGTGTTTGGGACGAGTTTAATGAGTACTACGAAGAAAAAGGAAAGGGCCCTTTAAAAAATACAACTGTTTGGCAAGACACTAATTTTGGACATAGTGACGAAAGTACGGTAGGCCTTAGACAAATGAGAAAATTAGGAGCTACAATAGATAAAAGTAGTGCGAACTATGACCCGAATAACCCTTTTCAAGATGCGGAAGATCAATTTTCTGGAAAAATTGCAAAGATAAATACAACAGATATGTTGAAATTTGTTCAAAAAGCAGTAGGAGGTGACTTAGATTTTAGCTATGAAAGAATCGATGGAAAACAAGTACAAGTAGTTAAAGGCAGAATAGACCCTGGAAACTACGCAGGCTCTGAAAAGACAGATAAGAGATCTTTTAATAAGTATATAAAAGAATATTATAAAAAAACCTTTAATGAGCACTTTAACGCAAACGAAGGAAAAGCAAAAGTTTTAAAAAGTTGGGGTATGACGGCTCATGAATTTAAAAGTTCTCGATCTTTTACTGAGGATACCCAAGACGTTATAGTAAACGTAGTGGGAGATGAATTTAAAAAAGTTAGAGGAGCTAAAGTCAAGGTTGCAAAGAAACCAAAACCTAGAAAACTAAAAAAGAAGGTTAAGCCTCGTAAAAGAGCTGTAGGTAGTGTCACGACAGCAGGTTCTAGTAAGAGTATAAATAACGCAAGAAGAAGAACTGCTTGGCGTAATAAAGCTGGGATTAATCCAGTCGGTTTAGCAGAGCTATTAAATAAAACATTAGCAAAAGAACTAATGAAAAATATGGGACCTTACCCTCGTAGACTAGAAAATAGAACAGGCAGATTTGCAAGGAGTGCTGAAGTAACTAATGTTGCACCACTACCAAACTCTGTCGAGATTCAGTATACATATCAAAAAGATCCGTATTCTGTATTTGAACCCGACTTTGGTAATGCAATGGCTTCGCATGGTAGAGACCCAAAAAGGCTAATAGGTGGAACAATAAGAGAAATAGCCCAATCAATAATGGGCACTAGATTCGGACTAGTAAGAACTAAGAGAGTATAATGACAAGAAGTATATCAACAAGACGATCACAAATTTTAGATGCTATCGTAGTAAAGCTAAAGGATATTAATGGTACTGGAGACTACCGCACACAGTTATCGAATCAAGTATTCCCTCAAATGAAATTCTGGGATGAAATTAGTACTTACCCCGCTGTGCATTTATCCGCAGGTACAGAAACAAGAGAATATTATGGCGGAGGACAAAGGTGGAGATTTTTAACAATTACAGTTCGATGTTACGTAAACCAAGAGGACCCTACAGAGGCTCTCTGTTTACTACTCGAAGATATAGAATATGTACTGGATAACAACAATCAGTTGACTTATTCAGACTCATACGGAAGCGCTGGTGTCGCACAAATATCGGTAGTATCAATAGATACTGACGAAGGAGTGCTAGCACCTCTCGGCATCGGCGAAATGATAATAGAGGTGCGATATTAGAAAACCGAGTACTTTAGCAAAAGCAAACGTATTCGCTTTTCAAGCCAAATAGGAGACTATAATGGCAACAAAACTGTATTTTTCTCGAGATACGAAAGTCTTAGCACATGTACCCATGTCATCAGCAGGGACAAAGAGCATGTACTTTGACCTACCCGTTTTAGACGGATTTTCGTTTTCTCAAGCAATGAATACTAGTGAAATTACTTTAAATGAAGCACAAAATACTTCAGGAGCAAGTAGAAGAGGCCGCGCAATGTTTAACGACTCATTTGCGCCAGTTGAGTGGAGTTTTTCCACTTACATGATGCCTTTTACTCATGATGAATCAGCAACCAGTGGTACTATTGGAACTACTGGAGCAGCACATGGTACAGATAATACGCATTGTGAAGTTTCTTCAGCTCTATGGGCTATGTTCTTTGGACAAACTGTAGATGCTGGATTAACTGAAGGCACATCAAATCTGTTAATAGCTCAAGGCAACGCAAATAAAGCTACCGTAGGGGTCTTTGACCTTTACTTTATACTTGGGGCTTCTCAAGCTTCAACTGCGTATAGCTATGCTCCAGGTGCAACTGTAGACAAACAGATGATCTATAAGATTTCTGATTGTTCAATTTCTGAAGCATCTTTTGATTTTGATTTAGATGGAATTGCTACTGTAAATTGGTCTGGAAACGGAAAAATTATATCGGAAAATGATTCTGCTCTTAATTTATCATCTTCAACGGCACTCGTTACAGAAGGTGTAACTAATACTACAGGTTTCATTAGAAACAGAGTATCAGATTTAACAATCGTAGGAGATCCTGGAGATATAAGTGATGTAACTTATACTACTACTCTAACTGGTGGAAACATCACTATGAGTAATAACTTAAGCTATCTAACTCCAGAAACTCTAGGTGTTGTTAATCAACCTCTAGGACATGTAACAGGAAGTAAATCCATAGGAGGAAACTTCACTTGTTACTTAGATAGTGCAGGCGCTACATCAAGTGCAGAACTTTATGAAGATCTCGTAGAGGCAACTACTGACATTAAAAACGAATTTAGTTTAACGTTCGATATTGGAGCATCAACCGCTCCATATTGTTCGATTACAATGCCAACGTGCCACTTAGAAGTACCAACTCATTCAATTGAGGAAGTAATTTCAATGGAAACAAATTTCCATGCGTTACCAAGCGACTTTGACTCAACAAATGAAATCTCAGAATTTAAATTTGTAGGTAAAGACGTTAACGCGTAACCAAAACTAGTGTATTAAGGCGGCTACCCGCCGCCTTGATACTTTTTATTAACCCTTATTAACAAGGAACCAGCATGAACGAACAAACAAAAGCAACACCAGTGTCTTTAGCAACTTTAATGACACCGAGTAAAACAGTATCAATTGACTTCCCAGATATGGAAGGATTCACTGTGGATTTATGTTATTTGGCAAGAGAAGAACTATTAAAATTAAGAGGAAAATGTCTTAAGCAGAAGTTCAATAAAAAAACTCGAGCCTTCGAAGAAACATTAGATGAAGATACATTCTTAGTAGAGTATGTCTCAGCAGTAATTAAAAGTTGGACTGGATTAAAATATGACTATTTAAAACAGCTTATTTTAATCGAAACAGATGGTTTAGATTTAGAAGCCGAACTACCTTTTACACAAGAAAACGCAGAATTACTTATGAAAAATTCAAGTGACTTTGATACTTGGGTAACAGAATCAGTAGGTGATCTTGAAAATTTTACCAAGAACAAGTAGCACATATAGGCGAGTTACTTGAACAATACTACAATGTAGATTCACAATTCAAAAGCTATGAGGAATATATAGCTGTAATGGAGAAATTAGGGCGAGAACCAGATCCTACCAAAGCACCTCTAGAGCAACATCATTTTCCTGCAGAAGTACAAATCGCCTTCTTCGTACACAGCTTACTCCCCGAAAGATGGGATGGAGCCAGTGGTACGTACTTAGGAAAAGATTGGAGTGCTCTGGCAGCATTTCTAGATGTATATGAAGTAGAAGAAAGACAAGCCATAGTAGTATTTATAAAACAGATGGATTTATATAATTCTAAACAGATCAATGATCAATTAGAAAAACAGCGTAAAGCAGAAGAAAGACGCACAAGCGGGAGTACGCCAAGTACTCCTAAGGTACCAAGAACTTATGGCAAATAATGACGTTATAATAACGATGAAGATAGACGACAAGGGTAATATATCCCAAGTCGGAAAAAAGGCAGAACAGACAGGTAAAAAAGTCGATAAACTGGGTAAAAATGTTCAGTCTGCTGATAGAGGTATGAAAGGTATATCCCAACAATCCTCTAATACTACAAAAAACTTCTCAAAAATGGCACAAGGTATGTCAGGAGGGCTTGTACCCGCTTACGCGACTTTAGCAGCACAGATATTTGCTGTAACAGCGCTTTTTAGATTCTTACAACAAGCAGCAGATTATAGAGTTCTAATTGAAGGACAAAGAGCATTTGCTGCAGAAACAGGAATTGCATATAATTCAATTGCACGATCTTTACAAGATGCCACAGACGGGCAGTTAGCATTTAAAGATGCGTCTCAAGCAGCCGCCATTGGTAGTGCTGCAGGTGTAAGCCCTGACCAATTAGAAAGACTTGCAGGAGCAGCAAGAAATGTATCAATTGCTCTTGGAAGAGACTTAACAGATTCATTTAACAGATTGATTCGTGGTACAACAAAAGCAGAGCCCGAACTTTTAGATGAATTAGGTATTGTACTTCGACTCGAAGAGGCAACAAAAAATTATGCTGCACAAATTGGAAAAACAGCAAATACGCTTACAATATATGAAAAGTCACAAGCGGTAACAAATGAAGTACTTAAACAAGCAGAAGATAAATTTGGTGCAATTGGCGATAATACAGAGCTATCTGTTAACGCCCTTAATCAATTTGCAAAAGCTTTTGATGATGTAATTAATGCTATATATGAATTCATAGGACCAGTTGCAGAAGGTTTAGCAAGATTCTTTAGTAATAATCTTCCTGCTTTTGTTGGAGCTCTTGGTGTTTTTGCAATTCCAATTATAAAAATGATTCTTCCTGCTTTTGATGAAATGGGAGAAAGAGCTTTAGCAACTGCGGAAAAGCATAGAATGGCGTTAAACTCTCAAAAAGAAGATTTAAGAAGCTACCAAGCTCAGTTTGCACAATCTCGTGATAAAACAGGATTTGCAAAAGAGGCTTTTACCTCTCAAGCTAAAAAAATGGGGTTAGGTACATCAGGGCGAGGCAAAGCAAATGCAATTGCTCATTTTGAAAAACAGACAACCCAACTTATATCAGGTGAAATTAAAAAAAGAACAGGAATTCTTGCAAATGCAACTAAAAAAGAGGTAGCACTACTAAAATCAAAATATGCATCAATGCAAGGTGCTGCAAGTAAATTTACATTATTTTTCCAAAGACAAATGACAACACTTACATCAAGTGTTGCAATTGCTTCTACAAAAATTAAAACAATATGGAGCGGTACAATGGCATTTATGACAAGAGCTGCCTCAAAAGCTGGGAAATTTATAAATAAAGCATTCTCTATTCTTATGGTAGTAAGTGTGCTTGTAATGTTATTTGATCTTGTAAAGCCTTACCTCGATAAATATCTTGGAACTAGTTTTACAAAAGAAGAAGACCCTCTTATGGAATCAGTTAGAGGTGCCCAAGATTTAAATAAAGAGTTATCAAAAATGGCAGCTAGATTTAAAGAAAAAGTCGGCGGTCCCGGAACCTTAACTAGCGCACTTGAAACTGCTACTTTCGGGGGGAACATGGCTCGAAGTGCAAATCTTGGTGCAAGAGTCTCGGAATATCAAGGATCCTCAGGCACTGCAAGAGCAGGGCTTTT